GTGTTAAGGAAAGTAAGGGGCCCGTGCTGGTTTATTCTAACTTCAAGACGCTAGAGGGTCTTGGTCTTTTTGCTGTTGCCTGTGAATATCAAAATCCCGGTTTTATCCGCATAGATATTGTCAAGGGCAAGGATGGATGGGAACTGTCACCTGAATTCAAAGCTGCTGTACAAAAAGATCTTGTAGCCAAGAGGGAAGCCCTCAAACAAAATCAAGAGTTTCATGAGAAAGAGCGTTTTATTGTGTATTCGGGTGATGAACCTGCTGATAAAAAGAAGATGTTACTTGATATTTTTAATTTGGATTTTAAGAAGTTTCCGGCTTCAATGCGTAAAAAGGAAGAACTTCGTGCTCTGACGGGTGGAAATCCTAATAACTTTGGCGGCAAGATTTGTAAGATCTTTATGATTACTCAATCTGGAGCAGAAGGTATTTCTCTCAAGAATGTCCGGCAGGTACATATTATGGAGCCGTTCTGGAATTATGTGCGTTTGGAGCAGGTACAGGGACGTGCTGTTCGTATCTGTTCTCATAAGGACTTGCCTCTAGCAGAACGAACTGTTGATGTCTTTACCTATATCATGAAGTTCTCGGATATACAGAAGCGGGACAGAAAGGTGGACGAAACTATTTCTATGCGGGACAAGGGGTTGACAACTGATCAGATTATTTATACACTGATGATGACAAAGCGTCGTTTGAGCGAACAGATGTTTGATATTATGAAATCTTCTGCTATTGACTGCTTGCTGAATGCGTTAGAACATGGATCTAAGAGTTGTTTTATGATTACGAGTGGCGGAGCGGGATTCCTCTATAATCCGGATTATAGGGAGGATTTGAAGGAGGCACAGTCGCAGTATCGGTTGGCAAATGCTGGGGCGGATGAAGCGGCGGCTGTAGCAGCGGCTGTTCCGGTTGAAAGAGCACCGAGTGTTGCGGCTCCTTCTGCGGCATCGGCTCCGCCGGGTCTAGCAGGTGCGGGTAACCTTGCTCCTGCTCCTGCTGCTCCTCTTGCTTCTCCTGCTTCTCCTGCTCCTCTTGCTTCTCCTGCTTCTCCTGCTCCTCCTGCTTCTCCTGCTCCTAATGCTCCTGCTCCTAATGTGAATGGTGCTGCTGCTGCGAATGCTGCGAATGCTCCTAGACCAAATGTGAATGTTAACGCGGCGGCCAATGCTGCTGGAGAACTACCTGTTTTTCAACAAGCTAATGCTAGAGCCAATCTAAACCGCAATGAGGGACGATTAAATGTAATACCTACTGCGAATACGAATGCAAATTCACCCAATCTGAAATTAGATGAAAGTAAAAATGGTGAATAAATTAAAAATAATAAATACATATTTCTAGCAGTTAAACTGCCCTGAAATGTATATTTCACCTAGTGTTTACCAATCATCATCCATATCCTGCCGGATTTCATCAGCTGTTAGTGGATAATCAAAACCACGGAACCATTGCATACCACCCCTGTGAAGACGGTGATCATTATCTACAACTGAACGGCCAACAAAGTTTTCACTTGTTAATTGTTCTTCTAATGGATTTCCAGAACCGGACATTTTCTTAACACCATCAACATAAATATCAATTCCAGAAAAGTCTGAATTCCAAATCCATGTAAAATGCTGCCAAGTTTTAGGCTTAATAATTCCTCCTTGCTCAGCATTAATTGAAAGACCACCATCTATATTTGGTTTTTCAAGAGCCTGTAAAGTATCATTGTATGGACCTGTGCTCAATTCTGTACGCTGACCACTCTTCCACCAATTGTCCGGAAAGTATCGCCACTCCATATAAAACAAAGGAATAGGAATCCAGATAAAAAAACCTAGTGGAATCACAATCCATCTAATTTTTTGTTCCTGCTCCCATTTGCCGTTATAAAAAGAAAAGAAAGCATCGCGATTTTCCAGACCATTACACCACACCTTCATTGTGTAAGAGCGGAAAGCACGGGTTCTAAGTGTATTTCCAATGCGAATCCATGTGTTTCCATTGAATAACGTACATGACTGCCCACCTAGAGTACCCGGTGTACAATTCATAGGTTGGATTCCCACATTTCCTGTTGCCTCATTAATTTCACCTCCATTCATAACAATATTCATCAGTGGATTTTTGCGTTCAATAGGAAGACGACAAATTGTAATAGGAGGAGCATTTCCAGCCGCATCTGTCATATACCACATACCTTCACGCTGAGAATACTGTGAATAATCAACTGCTATATCAATTTCTAGACGTTGATTATCTTGAGTATTCTTCTTAAGAATGAGGCCATTTACCTGATCTTGAGCTATACCAGTCCCATTTTTATTAACCATTGGGACATCATTCCACTTAATAACATCAATAAAACTACCATATCGTGTAAAACTTTGGACTGATCCTTGATCGGGATTAAAATTAGTCTTAATAACTAAATAAATTCTATTTCCACCAGTTAGTGGGGAATTAAAGATTTCTAGCAAATCCCAAAATGTACTATCACTGCGTAAACTAAAAAACATGTTTGTGATAATTTTGCGACCATAGAATGTTCCATTTGGTGATCCATAATACATGAATACAGCAATACCTAACTCATTACAGTACGTTGTGGCTCTCTTTCTCAAGCGGACTCCAATACAACGCTCAATTGCGTCTTTTTGTTGCTCTACTTTATATGTTCCCTTAACATTTGTCATCATATCAACTGTTAGATTAAGACTCTTTTTTATTGACCCCCATGTTTTGTCATAGAATTTATCAATATTATCTTGTGTTGGAAACTCTGAACCACGACCTTGGCAACCCACTGACTGATATAATTCTTGTAAGCATTTGAGTTTGAATTTTTCTTTACTTTCTTCTTGATATTCACACGGATTGAAAGGAACTCCATAGCAGAGATTCAATGCTGCTCGCCCCGCACGTTCATTTCTAGCTGGTTTCCAATACGCTCCAGCAATAGAAGTAAATGTATTTAATGCTGTGTTCACTGTAACACTTCCATCAGTAAAAAGATTTGTTGGTATATTAAAATTATAGGATTGCATTACATCCACTGTATCACGAACCTCCTGTGTAGCGATTGTTGGCACCGTTGAATCTTTTAGTGCTTGTAGTATAGTTCCGTTACCTTGACATCCAGCCATTTCTGCCAAATCTGTTAGGCAAGATTTTGATAGATTACCATTAGCATCAGGTTTACATGAATTAATTGTATATCCGGCACCGCCTTCTGATCTCGGCTTCATACAGTCCTCGGGTTTCATTACTGGTCTAGCAGGGCAATATGCTTCAAAATAAAGGGAATTACCATTTAAATCAACAGGAACTGCTTGTCCATATTCAGGACAAAATCCACAATGATTTCCAGGAACTAGCAGATCGCACTTTTTAGTTAAAGCACAAAACTTAATTTTTTCTTTCTTCACTGCTTCTGTCTTACTCCATATCATTTCATATTGTGATTTAGGATACATATTTCGTGAAGATGAAAAAACAGGACCACTAATACTTGCTAGAGTAGCACCACTTCTTCCATTAGGTGAATACATCCATGCACAATCAAGACGTTGTTTCACAGTGTCATCAGGTAAATCCTCAGGAAGTTCCATAGCACGGCATTTCATTTCCTTTTGCCAAATTTCAGAATTCATCACATCTGAATACCAGTTTTCTGTCTTAGGCCGTTCTCTTTTGGCAAAGATATCCAAGTCTTCAGTTGCTTTCTTAAGATCTTCGGGTTTGCTTAAATGTAATATGTCAATAGTAGCATCACCCATCATTGCTTTCCCCATTTGTTCATTTATAAATTTAATTTGTGAATTATACATATCATCTGAAATAAAATTTTCTACAATTGCCTGTTTTTTTGCCATGTGTTGAATAATTAAAAGACCAATTGATAGTGTAAGTAAAAGAAAAATTACTAGCAATGGTTTAGTATAGATTGATTGCATCACCCTATAATATACCCATTTTATGTTTTGATAATCTTTACCAGTCATCCTCCATATCTTGCTTCATTTCAGCGGCCGTTAGGGGGTAATCAAAACCACGGAACCATTCCATTCCACCCTTAAACATACCCGTCCAACCGTCAAAATAGCCCTTGCCAATAAAGTTTTCTTTTGTGAATGCTTCTGCGATAGGCGTTCCCTTCGCAGACGCAACTTGATTACCATTCAAATACATTGTATGTCCGGAAAAGTCATCATTCCAGATAAATGTTAGATGCTGCCATGTATTTAATTTAAGAATTTGGGCACCAGCACTCATATTTCCATTAGGATATCCTGGTGTCTTGTACTGTGTGCTGATGTTTGTATCTTGGTAGCCCAATTCAATATCAAGGGCATCTGTTGAAACACCATAGTTCTCAGTATCGTACCTCCAGTTCCACTGCCACCCCCACCAACTCCATACATATCCAGCAGAATAACCACCATTATAAAACTGAAATAGACGTGTACAATTTCCTATTGATTCACAATAAAACTTCAATGTATATGAGCGGAACGCCTTATTTCTGAGTTTTGTCCTTATCTGAACATAGGAGTTTATACCATTAAAAATTGTACACGAGCGACCGCCCTTATTTCCTTGTGTAGTGTTGAAGTTGACAGGATCAAATAAATAATTATTTACTTCTTGAACACTACCTTGATTCATTGTGATATTTAGTACCGGATTCTTACGTTCAACAGGTAGACGGCAAATATTGATATCTAGAGGATTGTTATTAGCATCTGTCATGTACCAGATGGAGGATCTTTCTGAAATTTGCTGCATTGGAATTTGTAAAGCGATATTTAAGCGAAAATTCTGCGGTTGATTGGGTACAACGCTAAGACCATTTACAGGATCTTGAGATATTCCTGTAGTTTTCTTGTCAACAAGAGTTTTTTCATTCCAATAAATACTATCTATGGTATTACCAACACGAGTATAATTCAAAGTTGCTTGGCCATTTGGATTTATATTAGTTTGAATTTTGAGAAAAGCCCCCCACGTATTATCCGGTTTAATATTACTATTTAACACGCCCAATGAATCCCACAATGTGCTATCATTACGTAACATAAAGAATTGATTTGTTAGTATCTTGCGTCCATAATAAAAATTTCCTTCAGGAGTCAAAAAATACATCAATACTGCGACTCCAAGTTCATTACAGTAGGAGATTGACTCCTGTCTTAATTTTGTGCCTATACAACGCTGAATTGCTACCTTCTGCTGGTCAGTTGTGTACGTGCGTGTAGGGTTTGTCATTTGAGCCACTAGCAAGGTTACATTTTGTTTAATATCACCCCATTTCTTTCCATAGAAACTCTTGATATTTTCATTTGTAGGAAAATCTGATCCACGTCCTTGGCATCCAGCATTCATATATAGATTCTGAAGGCATTTCAAATCAAATTGTTCTGTGCTAGCATTATCATAATCACAAATATCAAAGGATACACCTGTTGCTAGATTAGCAGCGGCCTTCTGAAGACGTGGTACTGAAGATTCTACCGAAGCCTTTGAAATTCTAGTATAAGTATCAAGTGCGGCATTAACAGTAACTGAACCATCTGATAAAAGACCATTTGGAATAGAGAAATTATACATTTGCATTACAGCAGCAGCTTTATTAGTCTGGGGGGAACCTGTATTAGGATTTGAAGAATCATATAAAGCCTGTACTATTGTACCACTATCTGTTAAATTTGCCATACCCGCAATATTCACTAAACAGTTCTTACTTAGACGACCCTGTGAATCGGGTTTACATACAGCATTAGTTATTCCAGCACCGGCATCTTTTACGGGCTTTGAACAATCAACAGGATTGCTAACTGGTTTTGAAGCACAATTTGCTTCAGGATAAAGTGAATTACCTGTACCGCCTACGGGCACAGCATAACCAAAATTAGGACAGAACCCACATCCACTTCCAGGGGTTACTAGATCACAACTCTTCACTAGAGAACAGGTTTTGATTGCTTCTTTTTTAATTGCGTCTGCCTTGCTATATAAGAATTCGTACTGATTAGAGGGAAATAGTGAACGTGAAGATGAGAAAACTGGACCGGTCAAACTACAAAGTGTCGCACCACTCCTTCCAGTTGGACTAAACATCCACGAGCAATCAATTCTTTGCTTGTTCACATCGTCAGGAAGATCTTGCGGTTTTGCTGTTTTCCGGCATTTTAGTTCAGCCTGCCAAATGGGTGAATTCATAACATCGGTGTACCAATTCTCTGTGTGTGGTCTTTGTCTCGTAGAAAAAATATCAATATCCTCTGTTGCTCTCTTTACAAGATCAGGAAAAGGTAGTTTAGTAACATCTACAGCCGCATCACCAATAGACGCTTTTTCCATCTGGCCATTGATGAATTGTATTTGCGAATTTAATAAATCATCGGATATGAAAGTCTCCTGTGTTTTTTCTGTAGCTAATGATTGTAGCAACCATAGACCACTTGACAAAACCAGCAAGACAAAAATAATTAATAAATATTTAGTATATTCTGAAGACATACTCTCTACAATAGATAAGCAATTTTCTAGCATACAATACTTGAAAATTGTTTATTCTTCAGTTATTTACTGTATCTTATTGAACTTCTGGTTATTACCCTTATTCTGAGGCCAAAGGATCAAATCTGCTAGGTCGCTGCCGCTGGCATATTTTACGTCCATTGTCATATTAGTTCCTGTAAGAGTAATTGAACCGTCATCATTTAAGTCCCACTGCTGGTTCCATGTTCCAACACAAGGTCTTTGTACTACATTGGTCCACGCATCAGCAGACTTGACAGTTAAGCACTTTCCAGAGTGTTGAACGGAAATCATCTTAGAACTGGAATCGTAATTAAAACGCTGATTCGCACCACCATGGCATGAGTATTGGATGACTCGTGTTCCATCAGACTGCTGACCACCGTAGATATCCAAACACTTGCCACTATGCCGTGCTTGTGCTCTTGTATTACTGAGTGTTGGTTTCATATTAGGATTCTGATAGACTTGGTTGGTCCAGCCGTCACCAAGGGGAGAGCAACCATTTCTACTTCCGAACTGCTTATAATCATTTTCAGGTGTATTTCCGCCCCAACATTGTCCATAGTACTGAACTCCGAATGTATTCATATTAGCACTCTTTGCTAGAGATGCACATTGATCTTGGGAACTTACTTGTCCTAACATATAAGGTAATGCTCTTGACCATGAGTCACCATAGCAACCCTTGTACTGGTAACCTTGGATTGTAGGTATAACTGCCCATGCGGGTTTATTAGCATAGAACGCATTTATATCAATTTCATTTAGTGTTACTGTTTGCTTTGGATTTGCAGGGTCTGGTACATCACCATAGAGAGTGATAGGTCCGAATTCCGCTGCTAGTCCTTCCGTAGAAGAATAGCGTGAAAATAGATGCATGTCGCCATTAAAAGGTTTTTCAAAAATGATGGAGATTAAATGCCACTCAGAATTTAATAGAGTAGGCCAAGGGAAAGCCTGTGTCTTCTTGGCATCAATGTAGATTTTTTGATTGTTCCAGAAACCACCGGAGCCGGGGAGATAGATGTAGGAATCCGGTGTATTAGGATCTGATCGTAAGTCAATCAGATACTGACTATTAGCTGGCTGGTATCCGTCGCAGCGTACCCAGAAATTAACAGCACGAGCCTTTCTACAAGTAATCGTAAGACTAGGAGAGGGTGTAGGATAAGGTTGGCTTCCTGTTGTATAAATTGTATTCTTCTTAAAAGTAAAATTACCGGTATTCTTAACTAAAACCATTTCTACATCCGACATAGGCCCAAATTCTTGGTTATTATCAATTGTCATACGCATCATTTGCATATTATTCACAGGAGTCTTAGAAATATCATACTCCGCAATTATTTTCAAGTCGCAAGCAGTCTGCCCCGCTATTTGCTGGGGAACAGCAATACCGTAGCAGGCTCCGAGAGCAGCAGTTACTTTCTGAGAGTTAGAAGCATTTGCTGATGTATTTGCCATTGTGTGTAGATTACTGAAGTAATTTTGAACGGCACGCACACCTCCCTGTGACTTGGCATTCTGTACTGCTTCAGCATTAGTGGTTCCATCGGCTCTGACAGGCGATGCTGTTCCTTTCCGAGTACAATAGGATGTGAAAGAACCAAAACTACTTTGATATGTAGTACCCTCTGTCTTACCAACACCCTTATTATCATAGAGATACTGGAGGCAGGCATTTGTAAGAGGACCTGTAGCACCATTAATATCACAGGGGCTGCGAATTTCAATACCAAACATATAAAGACTTGCTCGGTTTACCTCATCAATTGATAAATCATTTCCTTGTATATCTTTACCTGTATTCGCAATATTAAAATATTTATTAAAATGATCCATGACTTTATCAATGTTATTCAGTGATCCAACTGTTCCCAAAATACTGTCAACTTTTGCTTGATTTGTAGGATAGCCTTGACCAAATACGTTTCCTCCAGCAGCTAAAAACAGATTTGATACACACTTTAGTGTAAGAGCTGCGTTAGGATCAGTTGAGAAGCAGGGATTTGATTTCATCATTGCCATGGAAGCAGAGGTGCCAAGTAGACCACCTGTAGGACAGGTCTGTGCGTCTTCATCAAAGTCAGGTTCACCTAAGAAACCGGGGATAGATAGAGTCAACTCAAATCCACGTGCGTTCTTATCTGCGGGTCTCATTGTCGGTGTTCCAACCTTAAAGTTGGATAAATCAGCCGGCTTTACAGTATTTGTTACCTTAGCGGAATTAATTGTTCCATTCATCTGTACTAATTCCTTACTTACAATTGATTCATAGAAGGGAACACTACGATGATTCTTATCATTCCACTGACCGGCAAGAATCTGGCCTGTATTACCATCATTATACAAATTTACCTGATCATTTTCACGTACTGCCTCAAGACTAAATACAACCATACGGGCTCCAACAGGTAATTTATCTACGTAACCATACATAGCAATCTCCGCAGCATTACCAGATGTAGGTGCGGCTGCGGGTCCACCAATCCCATTAGCAAATAGGCACCGGAGCCATTTTCCATTATGTGATACACGTACATTACCCTCCACGATAAGATACAAATTTACATTGAATTGATTTTTTTTAGAACCGCGGTAAATGAATGTTAGACCCTGCTCGACACACTGAGAACAATCATTATCAACAGTAGGACTCATAGGAGGTAACATATTTTTTCCTTCACATAAGAGTTGTTTTCTGCGACGACGGCAGCGGTCACCTGTCGTGACAAAGTTACGCTTTTCTTTACACTTGCCAACCGTGGGACTTAATACTCTAAACATCGGATCAACATTAGCCTGTAATTTATCTTGACTCAAGCGGTCGTACTGGTTGAAGTAAAGTCCACCTACTGTTGGCTTATTTTGACTATCAGTACCATCTTTCAAGCATACACCGCATTCAGCATAGGCAGGATTGTCTAATGCGTTACATACATCTTCGCCATTTCCCTTCAGGGCTTCGCAAAACTTTATTTGTCCATGAACATAAGAATGTGGTACATGTGTCGCACCTGAATCTTTGCCAACAATTTTATAACCACTATTAGTATCTGTTGAAGAAGCCAAAAACGGAGAATTTAATGTATTTTTAATTAGTATAGAAGATTGATCCTCATTGCTACCAGTAGAATCCAAATAACCTCCTACAAAGTCATTCATAGCATCACTGACTTTATTGTAGCGTCTTGCTTTTCTATTAGTAACTTGTTTATCTACTACTTGCATTAAGTCAAGTGATGCAGTATCAAAATTCTCAATTGTCCGACGCTTCATAAAAGATGAAAGCATTAAGACTAAAACAAGTGCTCCCAGGAGCATCAAAATGTATGTAAACTTCATAGTCTCTCTATATTCAGTCCAAGTAATTTCCTGAAAAGAAATTATTTGGCTTGCTAGCCTTTTGTTTTTATTTCTAAAAGTCTATGTATTGTCAGGTCTCAGATTTGTCGCACCATCCATTTCCCTACATATTACACGAAGCACAACATGGGTTTGGTGATTCATATTAATTAAAGCAGCTTGAGAACCTAGGGTAATCTGATTACTTGCGCTGCTATACAATGTTGTTCCAACCGCTGCTTCATTTGTGGCTGTGCCACCGAAGTAATCGCGTGTTAAAATCTGTGTAGGTGTACCACCCGTATATACATACGATGTTGCTAGTAGAGGGTCCTTAAAGCGATTCCGAACGATGATCCAGTTTGAGAATCCGTTACCATTTTGGCCGTCTACTATAATACCAGCAGTGCTATTGTATGCTAAGCCAACTACATTGTGACCTTCCGCCCTATTAATGAAACTCAGGAAGTCAGTAACTGCTGCTGTTTGTGTTCCACTAACTTGAATATTATTTAAGACAATACGGTCAGGATAATTGACCTGCCACTTGGAGAAATATGATGTTGCTTGAATATAAATATATTCATTCTGCGTATGTGTTGAATCAGCAGCTGAACCCAACTGTCCGGTTGTTCCCGGAGGAGCTATATACACTGTTGTAAGTGCCGTTGTACCATTTCCAGCAAAAGCAGTCATATTACCGCTGAATACTATCTGCTGGACGGCTAGAACATCCGATGAAGTGCTGAGAAGAGTGCCATCCGGTCTCTCAAGACGAATAGATAACTTATTCAAAGAGCCGAGGGGAGTCGGTGCGTATATTTTCTGGCACTTTAGATACTTAGGTGCTAGGGAAAAATATCCCTTGTTAGCAGAATTTGCTGTAGCATCACTTATCCACTGTGTATCTTGGTGCATGATAGCAAAACTATTATCTAGACGCTGATTTGTTCCGAAACCGTTCGTATTCAGTTCAGCAATACGCATCGCAACATACTGGAAAGAAAGAGCACTTACACTTGGACTTGAAGTATATGCTCCACTTGAATTCACCTGTACAATTGTATCCAGTGATTCAAGGCTGGTGATGACCTTGACTGTTTCTACACGCGTGATATTACGGAAACGCTCTTGTAGCGAAGGAGAATAGGCTAGCGTGTTGCCATTATTTCCTACATTGAAGTTTACGCTGAAATTGAAGCGATTTTCAGTAGAATTTGTTATCCAGTTACGATCGCCGCTATTCAAAAAAATATTATACTCAATCTCCTTGTACTTGATGACATCCTGCTGTCTAATGATTGTGTCTTGGGGTAGCGTCTGCGGTATCTTGTACTCAGGGGAATCATCACGCAGAATGAGTTCAGGTGCCTGAGCTGAGGGCTTCTTTACAACCATACCCTCCTTTTCTCTTTGTAAACGTGCCTTCTCAAACAGAGCCATCGGGTCAATCACATCTTCCTCAACCTTATCTCTAAAGTCGGGCTTTATCGCGGGTGCCGCATTCTGTAAAGCAGACCGTTCCTGCTGAAGTACGCCGAGTTCCTTACTTACATTACTAAAAAGTCTCTCTGACTCAGACTGTCTGTTATCATCGCGATCATCGCCACGACGAAGCCATGAGTCCATAGATGTCAGGGTTTCACGCAGAACTTCGCGATTCAACTCTTGAATTTTACGACCGGGATTTGACCTGCCCACTTCCTTCATGTAATGATTCAATACACTAATGAGACGCTTTTCGGCTTTTTCGGGTAAATCACTTTGACCCTGTTTTTCCGCAATGGTTTTGCGTGTGTAATTCAAAAGCGCGGTAAAATTTTGCTGTGTAAGAAAATCCGCAGGCTGCTGGATTGACTGCCCTGTCCCTGTCATTTGGTTACGGCTCATTACTTTTCACGGGGATTTCTTTCTAGCCTCTCTAAACGAAATAGCGAAAAGCCTTTTCTAACTCTACCTTTGTGACATTTTCAGTGCTGAAAAAGATTTTCCGGAGAAGAATCATACGGTCATCTGTCAATTCGTCTAGACAGATTTCACTGAATTTTTTGCCTAATAGCATACTAACTAAAAAGAAGATTGAATACATCCCGCATTCACTCTGTTTTTTCTGATGCCGGATATCATTGAAAACAACACGTTTTATACCCTGGGTCTTACACTTGGCGAAAAAATCATTAATTTCCTTCGGCGGTGCCTTGCCGTAACTGTCGTAGTAATAAGCAATATTTTCCTTAAGATCAATCATTGCTGCTACCCAGTGACTACCAGGTTTATCATGCGGATCAAAGTTGAAGCAAATGCCTATATTTTCTGTTCCTGCTTTTTTCATCTTTGCTAAATCAAGTTTACACATTTCATCAATGATACAAGTGCCCCATGAAGGGACAGGTGATTTATCGGCAAAATCTAAAGGGACGGGGCCAATGAATTCAAAAGAGGGTATTGCCTCCTCATACTGTTCCATGACGTCTTCAATGTCATCGGTTGCTAACCACATATCCGGATCATTAGTCCATTCCTTTGGCTTCTCAGGCCTGAAGTATTTTGTATATTCTTTCTGCTCGGTCGCTGCGGGTACTAGTTTTTTAACAGCACAGTATTCGGTTTCGCATTCCTGCATATTTCGTCTTAGATTTACCCACATGTCACGCTTTGATTCAGTGGGCTCAACCTTCTTCTCGGGGTGACGAGTATTCCACTCTTTCACAAGGCGGCTAATCATTGGTTTGGGTAGACATGTGTCACGTGTATCCTTTACTGTCCCTGGATTACAAATTAGAGTTTCCTGATTAGTAACACTCTTCATCTGTTTTGACTGCTTTTTTTTATCTTAAGCGGTTTCAGGGATGGGTGATGAAATTTACGGATTTTGGGACTTTCTGTTCCCCCTTTATTTGATGTATATCATCGGTGTTAGCATTTTCGCAATGTCACTTACAAGAGGAGATAATATGTTCAGTCTGAATATATTTGGAATGATGGCAATTTCTGTTATTTTTGTTGGGTACTTTCTATTCTTTGTAAAACAGCAGATTGACTTTTAGAAAGAAAAAATCTGCTACATTAGGGATAATGGATGGAGCTCAAGCATTAGGGTACACAGCGGGATCTTTAGTTCTTTTTATTGTGTATATTGTAATTGTAGCACAGTTACCAAATCTAGCAGATGGAAATGTATCAGGTCCGTTATCTACAATTGGCATGGTGTGTTTTTCGTTCGGTATCTTACTATTTCTAGCAGTATCATGGGCGGCTTCTAAAACAAATCCTGCGGATAATGACCCGATTAAATATTTCTTAATGTTTACCAATCTGGTAGTTGCTTTGCCTTTGGCTATGTTCTCGGGAGCCTGTGCGGTTTCAGCAGTGGCGGATGCGAAGAAGAGTTTATCGCAGTAAGCCCCGACAGTGATCTAGCTTCTAACGTAAAAGAATGCCAATACATTTAAACCGATAATTAGCACAGCCGTGTTGAAGATGAATTCCAGCAAGACGAATACAGAGTTTGTATTGCTGTTGAATATTCTTCGTTGCGTTTTCAATCTGGATCTGCTCGTTTCCAGCAGATTTAATTGAAGTGCGATTCTTGTCCAAGAAAATAGTTAAAGCAAAATTCTGACTATTTAACTTCACACGATGATTTGTTAGAAGACTTGCCCGAATCTGCTCGTGAAGCATCTTGATTTTGTAGAAAAAAGCATGATCTGTGGCTGACCAACTCAGTTCTGATATATCCCCTGTTGTATATTCGGCCGGTTTATTGAGCCAAGGAGTAACAATCTGAAGAGCAGGCATGTCTACCATGCTATCTTTGTAAGAAACAGCCATATATTCTGCCGATGAGTATCGTTTGTTCTGTTGTCTTTGTCCTAGCACACATTTGGACGGTTCAAATCGTTGCCATGGAACGGCACACTCCATACTTAGGGATTTATCCCCTAGGTTATTTAAATATAGAGTATGCCGATTGATTTAAGAAAGAATAATTTGCCTATTTTATGGTTGGGTGTAGCAGGAACAGGAAAATTAGAGAAGATTCGGCGTGCTGCGGCTTCCAATTCGGCTTCAGCTGATGTCACTGGCTTTTCCTTTGAAGTCAAAGAACTTCAGATGCACGATGATTATAAGGCACGGATCATTATTGCTCCTACGCATATTGAAATTGATGTAACCGATTTTTCCATGCAGGAAAAACAGATTTTGCCTGAGTTGTTATTACGCTTAACCCAGCACGCAGATGTAGCACAGAATTTTCAAGGAAAGCAACGTTTGTTAATAATCCGTCGTGCTCATGCGATGTCTTTGAACACAGCCATTCGTATTAGATCAACCCTTGAGCAATTCTGTATGGGAACAAATCCAACAACCTGTATCTGGCTTTCTGCTCGTGAAATGAATCCAGCAATCAGTTTTTTGGAAGATCTCTTTGTTAAAGTTCAGTGTCCGAAGACGTCACGCAGCCTAGAGCCTCCTATGTTGCCTTATATGCGGGATATTATTAAGACGCTTCTAAATGAGAAGGCTGCTCCCGATATTGAAATCGTTATGTGGACACGGGAAATTGTCTATTCACTGCTAGGATTGAATCTAAGTACATTAGAGTGTATTGAACTTCTGTTTCGTATTCTAACAGAGAACTACTTGGAGAAAAAGATGTCTGAAGAGAAGTATCTAAAGTGCTTAAAGGTCATCGGCTCTCTAGCAGGTTCAGCCTCTTATAGAACACCGCTTCTGCTGGAATCTATTTTTTTGGACATTTCCCAGATAATACTTACGGAGGCTTAAATTTGAAACGGCTTTTGGTAAAAAGGGTGGCATACAAAAAACAGAGGGATGGGTATCCGGGGTCTCTATTCATTTATCTTTTGGACAGTTTCAAACCGAATTAAGAAACAGACACTTTCGGAATGGAAAGGTAAACGTCTTGGTGTAGATATCCTTTGTTTACTATACAGAAGTCGGTCTATTGGTATTCCGCTTTTGTGGAATTTGTCGCACTTCTTGGCAGCTTGTCGGGCTCAGCAAATAGAACTAGTGGTTGTATTTGATGGTTCTCCGCCGCCTGAGAAATCGGAAATTATGGCACAGCGTCGCCTTCTTCGGGAGAACACCGATAAGTTCTGCTTGGCTCTAGAGACAGCTCTTGAGGGGGACGATTTGTCACAGGAGCAGCGTCTGCTAGTAAACGAAAGAACACGTTCTCAACGTCGTTCCGTACCGCAGATACGAGCTGAGGACCGCAATGAGGTAAAGCAACTGTTATACGCAACGGGAACAACATTCGTCCACTCTATGGGTGAAGCGGATGCTTTGTTGGCATACATGGAGCGTCGAAATGAAATTGATGCTGTTATTTCAACGGATTACGACTTTCTAGCACGGGGTGTCAAGAATCTGCTTGTACCTACTTCGGAGAACTTGGAGGGATCGGGATTTCATTGCTTTAATCTGCCGGGTATTTGTGAAGAGTTGGGTTTGACAGAGCAGCAGTTTCGGGAGTTTGCCTGTTTGTTGGGAACAGACTATGCTCCGGGATTGGTCTATCAGCGTGGTGTCACTACACGACTGCTTTATCGGCGATTCAAAGTCTTAGGATCATTGGATACACTCATGGCTAAGATGAAACTTACAGATGAAAAGAAGGCGGATGTTCGGCGGTCGCTACATGAACTGGAGGTGGATGGTCGGGAGATTGGAGAACTTCTTCGCGTAGACCAGCAGGAACGCTTGACAAAAAAGACACCGACCGAACCAGATTGGATTCATACACATTTGGCGGCGGGCCAAATTTGTAATGGTATTCTGGCATTTCTTGAGACAAAGTAGGGGGATGGGTTGTAAACATTCGGGACCAATTATTCAAATTAATGTAGTTGAAACGAAACAAAAACTATTTTTTACTCGGGAAGAATGGCAGACATATAAAACTTTTCATCAATTGCTTGTAACCAAAAAAATTGTCTTTCCTACAAGCGGATATCGAATTTTGGCAGGAAATAATATAATTGATCCTTATACGCCCGTTAAAATTCATAAGGATATTAAGATTCAGATTTTTACTGAAAATGCTTATTCTTCTTATCTTTCCTTACAAATGTTAACACTTTACAGGATTTAATTTGGAAATTTATATTAGACCAAATCGTGGTCTAATAAAAATATTAAAAATGCTCCCAGTCAGGTTTGAACTGACGACCCTTGGCTCATAAGACCAATGCTCTACCAACTGAGCTATAGGAGCGGTGCTAGTTTTAAAGATCTAACAACTTTTTGCCTCCACTGGGAATCGAACCCAAGACCTACAGCTTACAAAGCTGGTGCTCTACCGACTGAGCTATAGAGGCGATACCCACG